CTACTTCAACTAAACCACCATAAGACCCATCATTGAACATTATCTTTCCATCAACAATTGATACCTGACTTGAACCACTTATAAATAAAATTTGGTCAACTTCTGAATATTGAACAATAAATGGAAGGTTATAATTTGAGTAAGAAATCATAACAGTTGAACCAATAGTTGGAACAAATAAAATTCCATCATCAATTGCAGCCATCAACTTTACATTTTCAATCGCTGTTTGATTTTTTCCTGATATAGTTGTTACTGTACAGGTTCTTGAAGGAATATCTACTGAATCAACTTCCGCAGTTATTAAATGAACTATATCAGCATTAAATGTTCCAGATATGGTTTGGATTGCTTGTATGATTGCCCTATCACTCATTAATCTTTAAATATTGATTTTATACTCCAATTCTATTTCCTGTCTTAATCCTTCTACACCACCAGAATATTCCACGCTTTTAACTACGTATCTTCCATTTCTTTCAGGCAATACTTTATCTACTAAATCAATATAATTTCCAAATTGAATGAATGGAATTCCAAACGTTGTAAATTTTCCTTTGAATCCGGTGTAGTAATATTTCTTTAATTGTGCAGTTCCCAGTTTGATTAAATCGTCTGTTGTTTTTGCACCTAAAAAAGTAAATTCATGCCTTTCACCACCTTCATTTGCAGGTAAGGGTTTATCTTTTGTTCCTATAATTGTTGTAGGTGTATCAGAACCATTTTGAAAAGTTATTAAAACTTCTAATCTTACCTTTTTAGTTTTTGCGATTCCATCTTTTGTAGTTTTACCAGTATTTTCTTCAATGGTATTTTTACAAACGGCACTCAAAACAATATCATCTTTTCTTCTATATTGTAAGTCATCCGAAATGATATTTTGTTGAAAGTCAAATTTCCAATAAGAAGGATTTCCACCTTTTGTTAGATTGCCATCATCATTAGGAAAATAAACGATTGAACCACATCTTAATTCATCATTCCTAAAATATGCTTCAAATCCATACTTCTTTTGTAAATCAGCTAATACTTGGCAGATAGTTCCTTCTGCACGATAATCACCTAATAACGTGGAAGTAGTTGTATTTACAGTAAATGGCAATCCAGCATTTTGAATCATTTCTGCAAGCATCTTTTCAACAGTATATTTTGAACCTGAAAAGAAATTTTTATTTCCACCTGTTGCTTGATTCTGTTTTAAAATGAACATATTATCTTCCAATTTTAAAACAAATGGTTTTTTAGATGTTACTTGTGAAATATATCCAGTGAAAACAATTTGTAAAGTATTTTGTTCAGTTTCTGCTTGATTATAATAAGAATATCCTGATTGAATGATTACTTTATCACCCCTTAAATAAAGTGGTACAGCATCAGAAGTAAAACCGCCAATATTTGCATTATTTGTAGATACACGATTGCCAAATTTATCTTTATAAGAAACATTTTTTGGCAAAGTAATTTCACCATCATCTGTTAAATCACCCCAAGAACTTTTCACTTTATAATCATGCACAAATTCATATACAATCGTTTTATTTCTTGTAGGAAATTCTTTTGTGGGTTGTTGGGTAAAAGATATTTTAGTTAAGCATGTAAACATTTAAGAAATTGTAAGCAGAACTTCTGCATCTGATAAGGCAGTGATTGAAAAATTTTGAGTTGAATATCCACCTGCATCTTGTTGTAAAGTGAAATCTTTTATAACCACATTATTTATTCCTAAATTTTGTAAGTATTCACAAGTAACAGGAGTTGTAACTCTTGCAGTTAACATGGACATTAAAGTATTTATTTCTGTGGCTGGATGATTACCATTATCACCTGCAATGATTCCATTTATACTTATTTCATAATCATCCATTCCAATATATTCTTTTACAGTTCCATTTCTTCCTTGAATTTCTGTTGTGATTATTTTTTTTGCTTGTGATACAGTCAATAAAATATTTATTAAAGTCAATGCTTTTGTAGTTATCAATCTATTGGTTATAAAATCTGTATAAGTAACAGAACCAAAAGTTATATTCTGCATCACTGGTGTTCCTAATGGCGATAATGGAAGTTTAGAAACATCTTTTGTAAATGATTGAATTTTTCCTTCAAATGGATTCTGTTCTGATTGTTTAACTGTTGTTCCATGTGTCATATTGTATGCACGAATGATGTTGTTTATTGGTGCAGATTTTATCACTACTGGGTCAGTTTGAACTGGAATAGTTTTAGTATGAATAGGTGGAATATTTTTTATTGTATCTTCTAAATTTGTCATTATTTTTCCGAGATTATTTGGGAATTATTAACCGCCGACATCAAAGCGGCAGTCATAAGTTCTTGAATCTTTCCTGCTGATTCTTTAATATTTGTGGTCATTATTTTTATATCACCTTTTTGCAATGCATCAATTTTTATATTGATTGTTACTGCTTTATTTCCTTTTGCACCTTTTGTTTCTTTTGTAGATGGTGTTGCTAATTCATTTCCTTTTGCTTTGCCTTTTGCAATATTTTTTGGTGAAGCAACTTGAGTTTCTTTTGCATTATCTTTTGCAAAATCCGCCATGCCTTCATCATAACCTTCTTTAGCAGCCATGCCTAATCTAAATGCAGCATCTTTGATTGCATCTACTCCTTGTGCAAATCCATCTTTTATTTCTGATGGATTCAATGTAAAAGTTCCATGAATCACATGCCATAATGCTTTGAAAATATCACCTACAATTGAACCAAATTCTTTTATTACTGCCCATGTTGCCCATAATACAGCACGAAATTTTGCTACATGATTATACATATAAATTACTGCTGCTGTGGCTGCTGCAAGGCCTATGATAAGTATTCCAATTGGATTTGCATCCATGGCAAGGTTCCATAACCATTGTGCAGCAGTTGCAACTTTTGACGCTGCTGCAATTGCAAGAATTGGAATTTCTTGTGCTAAGTATAAAGCAGTAATTGTTGCTATTACCGTTCCTACAATTTCCATAATAGTTTTATGTTCCTGCATCCAATGGATTGTTTCTTTGATACCATGAATTAATCCCACTAATGCAGGTGTAACATATTTAAGAATCTGGGTAACTATTTTTCCTAAACCTTCTTTAACGTCTTCAACAGCTAAATTCCATTTGGCTAAAGGATTTGCATCAAAGGCAGCTTTTGCAGAACCACCATATTCATTTGATAATTCATTTAAAATCAAAGACTGAACTTTTGCTTGTTGTCCAGTTTCCATCAAATGTTTTGCTAATTTAATTTGGTCTTCATTGAAGTTAACTCCAACTCTATGCAATGCAGCCATACCTTTCACCGGATCTTGCATTGCTTTTCCTAACATAATAGAAAGTTCATCAACACCATGATGTGTTCTTGCACTCATATCAAGAACAGCCATTGATGCTTTATCAAAATTGGCTTTTGTTATTTGTGGGAAGGTTAATAATTGTGCCTGCATATCCACAATCTGGTCTTTTGTAAAATCAACTTGTTGTCTTATTTTTTCAGCAGATTCTTCTAAATCTTTTGCAGATAAACCAGCAGCATATCCAGTACTATCCAACCCTGCTTTTACTTGCGCTTGTGCAAGAATTAATTTTTCATATTCATCGGTTGAATCTTTTATAAATTCAATTCCTTTCCATAAAGAAAATGAAATACCAAACGCTTCGGCAACATGAGTTATTCTTTCACCAAGACTTCCCATAGTTCCTTCAAGTTTTTTGGCACCCGAATTTGCTTCACCCAGCTTATTGGTTAAATTATCTTTTAATGATAAGGTATATTGTACTTCTGGCATTTATTTTTAAATACTTTTTTAAATAAAAAAAAGCAGAATATATTTCTGCTTCTAATTATTTATCCATTCCATTTTATCTGATAGGCTAATGATGAAAAATATTTTGCACGATTCCAAAGTTTTGCAAATTCATCTTCTGATAATTCATCAGGGTCTTTATTGAAAATACAATGTATGATTGCACCCATGCGGCTTTCATCGCTGCTTTCATCA